TATCTAAATTTTCATAATAGAATAAAATAATTACTGTTTTATATTTATCGGGTAAATTGTAAATCATTTCAAAAAATCTTTTTTCTTCATTAACCTCATCTTGATACGGATAACTATCTTCTTCAATGACACTAACCTTCGTATTCCATGAAGATTTTAAAACATTTTTCGCTTCATTCATTGTAACTCTAATTAACCAAAACTTCTCATGATCTAATGATTCAAGTTTGTGATAATTGTTTAAATATTTTAAAAACACTTCTTGAACTACATCTTCTGAATGATTAACATTTTTTAGGTGTGAATATGCGATATTATAAATCATCTTCGCATATAGTTCATATTTTTCATAAAATTGTTCTTCGCTTAATCTTTTCATATTAACCTCTCCGTATATACTAATTATATCATAAACGAACCTATTTTATTTACCCTTTCTACCTATAATACAAATAACCAAGGCAAAAAGTGACAAAAATAATATATTAAAAACAAAAAAGCTTTCTTTAAAAGAAAGCTTTTAATTTTAAAATTTATTTATAAACTTCTTTATTCATTTATTTTATACGACAGTTCCTAAAGAAAAAATTATTTTAACATATCATTCATAAAATAACATATACGTATTTCAAGATCATAATTGTCTATCTTTTCTAAAACAACAATTTTAATTATTATTAACTTAAACAAATACAAGTAACTCAGCAAAAGTTGAATTATCTTCAATCACCTTTGTACTCTAATTCTAGGATATTAAATTATTATAATAAAATTGAGTTAATAAGTTTTTTATTAAAATTTATATACAAGTATTGGTCTAATTATTCATAATTCAATACTTAACCAATAAAAACAATTATAATCCTTTTTCCACTTTATTGTTTGGAGTGTTATTAGATATTTCAAAACTTATGCAGTCAAATGACGATTGATTATAGTAATTATGGCATTTGATCTATATAAATTAGCAAGATTAGCATTTTGATTTTCTGGTTTTTCTAAAAACTCTTTATCAATAGCTTCTTTTATTTCCATAGTTTTTTCTAAATCTAAATTAGTCTTTATTAATAAAAATTGAATTGCTAAATCTGCTACTTTTAGTCTGCTTTTAGCTTCTTTGCCATTTGTATTATTCAATAACTCTTTATAAATTTTAATAGCATGACAAACCATAACAGAATGATTGTGGTCAAATTCTAAATTATTATGTTCATTTTCAACAATATGATTAATTTGTTTAGATAATGAGTTTTTCCATGCTCCTAGTTTATTTGGTTGTTTTGACGAAAAATATACTTTAATAAAATCTCTAAGTTCAATAACTCTATCGATAGTAAATATTTTTTCTGCTGTGCCAATAAAAGAAGTATTTCCCGACGAATAAATATTTAAATAGTATGAGTTTTCATTTATTTCTGCTTGAACAAGACTTTTCCCTATTAACTCTTTTTGAATTTTACGAACTCCATCATTCAAAGATAATAAATCTAAAGGTTTAATTGGTGATTGAGTATTGTTATATAACGCTATTGATCTTTTTTTTGATAAATCAGAGGTGTTTTTGATAAATACTGGAACATAAATTTTATCTATACTTTCGGTAGTCCTAATTAAGTTTGTGATTGTTTGTTGCCCATTTACTATTATTGGATCCTTAATTGAAATTACACTACCATTTTCATATTTTACTTCACCTGTTATACTAACTCCATTATTATATAAAGAAAAGAAACTTGGTTCGTTTTTAATTGTTTTCTCCATTGTTTTGTTTGCTGGTAATTTACCTCTAACATTGTCATAGAATAATTTGTGAATTTTTTCCCCGCCATCAAGTCCTTGGGTTTTTCTAATACTATCAATTAATTCTCTCGCACCCATGAAAAAAAAGTACTCTAATCCTTTAATATATGCCATATTATTTAGACGGCGTTCAGGATAATCTTCTTCATTAACACTAGGAATATACAATTCTAAATTTAAAGAGTTTTTTTCTTGTGGTAATATTTGAAATTCAAAATACTCTCTATATATGTCTAAAGGTTTGCGATTTTTCTTATTACGGCCATTTTTAGAAACACTACATACTTCGATTTTTTTTACTCCACTAATGTTTAATTTATTTTTTATATAAAAATTCTTTAAATCAGAAACATCTTGTCCTGGAATATCACCAGTATTTATAAAATGACCATAATTAGATCTCATTATATCAAGATCAGTTTCAATCAAATCATTAAGTTTTATTTGATATAAATATACTTCATTAGAAGTCCAATAAACAGCATCTGTTTTTCCATCATTAGAGCCTAATACAATATGATTAGTAATACACTCATCATAATCTAAGTTATGGATTACCGATAAAGCAAATACCTCAAAAGCATTGCCAAATCCATCTGAGGTTGGCGAAGGAAATCCTTTTTTTTCTAAAAGTTCTCTAATTTTCTGTAGTTCATTTAAAATAAGCATACTTTTTGCTTTTCCAATTTCATAGATTAGCTTAGCTTTATAAACGTTATCTTGATCATTTTCTAACGAATAATCAGAAAGATTAAACTCAGTTTTGGAAACAACATTTTCCCAATTATTCTCTGTTACTAAGTACTTATTATTCGAATATCGAATGTATTTCTTCAATTTACACCTCCAAAAAATATTATTTATAAATATATTTTTCCTTAATTTAATTATATCATATTTTCAATAATACAACAATGGCGTTTTAAAAATAACTGAAAGCCAAATATCCTAGTTAAAACAAGTAGACACACTAGATTTTATAACAAATAAAAAAGTCAAATATATATGAACATATCTGACTTTTAAAATGGCAAAGAAGAGTTGTTTTGATACAAAGTGAATACCCCCACCTACCTTTCGGTAAATTGTAGGGGCTTTCGGTAAATTGTAGACCTTTCGGTAAATTGTTCTTTGCATTATTTATTTTATACTAAACAACATATAATTCATATGGAATATCGTTCTTTTTACATAATTCAATAAACTCACTATTCAGCATTTCACTGTGAAAGAAAGTGCTTATTGCATCAAGAACATCATCATTGTTAAAGATCACTTTTAATTTTTCTACTGACTCAGTTGAAAATACATAAAAATACTCGTATTCTTCATCGCCAAACATATCCTTAGCTAGTTTTGTAAAATCTTGACCTTCTAAATATAGCTTATTACAAGATGAATCGATATAAGCTCTCAACGAGAACCAATCGCCATCTTCTCTTTTTATGTCATATAAAGTAACTATTCTATTTTTTGTTTTCATTAAGTTCTACAAACACCTTTTTGTAAAAATCACAAACTTCCTGACTATTGTTAACGAAAAATATGGTTAGCGAACTATAAGCTGGGTCATTCAATATTGACAATACATGTTTTGCTACAACTTCGTGTTTAAAACCATATGTTCCAGTACCCAAAGAAGGAACTATTATTTTTTTATATCCTTTTTCAATAGCACTATTTAAAAGATTAATATAGGTCATCAAGAGATCCTTTTCAGCCAAATCATATTCCCTATAGTCATAAAGTTTTGGTCCCTGTGCAAATATAATGTCACATGGAATGTTAAACCCTGGTGTTATTCTAATTTCTCCTACATGCATATTCGATTTCCATGTATCTTTACAGTAGTTTTCTAATTCTTGTATCCCTGCTTTCTTAAAGATAGCTCCACATACGCCAGAGCCAAAAATCATATATGGATTAGTAGCATTTACTACCGCGTCCGCTTTATTTAATAATTTTTCATCTACTATAGAGACACACAATATTTCGATTTTATTCATCTTTTGAAAACTCCTCTCTATATTTTTTCACGTTTTCAATAAACCTGTATTTCAAATTAATTAAGTACATATACATTAAATAGTCTTGAGCTCTTTTATAATTCTTTTCATCAAATGTTGTTAATGAAAGAATATATGTATTATCTTGTAAATCCATCATTTTGCATAATGCTGAGATTGGATTTTCCATGCAAACTTTAATATATGAAAAATAATCCATTCTTTTATCGTGAGTGATAAGTTTTAAAGGCTCTTTAATATAGAGTTTAAAGAAATCTCCTAATTCACACTCTTTAAAAATTTCTTCAATTTCATCTAATGAAAAATCACTATCTTCAATAACGTCATGAAGTAGGCAAACTTCTTGAACTCCATCATAAGGAACTCCATTCTCATACATCATATCTTTATCAATACAAAAATAGTCATCAGGAATAATCCCAACTAAATCACGATAATTTTGTAAACATCTGGATGGATGATTTGCATAATCTTCACCATTTTCTCTTTTTTGATTGCGATGTGCATATTCCATTATTTCCATGCTTAAATAAACTGAAAACTTATCTAATTGTTCTAAGTCTTCTTCCTTTTTACCAATGCTTACTAAATAATCATGAATCTCTTTTAATCTGCTCATTATTTCTTTCCTCCTTATTGCATCTTTATTGTACTAAAAAGAAAAGAAAAAATGGTCAAACCCAATTTGACATTTTGAGTTTCGCCATTTAACAAATTATTTCAAAATAAAATCTTCACAACCATGGCTAGTTAAAAGGTCATTTACTTCATAAATATCATATATTTTATTTTCAATTGCATATCTAATGATTAAAGCAAATTTATTAGCCGATGATAATGTAAAACCTGCTTTTTTTAATAAGTATTTGCATTCGTGATTATTTAAATGTAATCCTAACGCTATTTTAATACAAACATTTAAAGATGGAGCTGATTTTCCAGATATAATAGAAGACCATAATTGCCTTGAAATATAAACCTTATTATAAATCTTAGCAGGATTAGTTATGACATATTTGTTCATTAAGCTATATAAGTATTCAACAAATGGCTGAGATTTTTCATTGTCTTTTTGGTGTTCGTTTATAAAATCATCTAAAGTCATAGAGTCCTCCTTATAACTTATCTATCAAATTTGCTAATTTAGCCCTTTGCTTTTTATCAAGCATTCTTACTTTTTCTTCTAGTGAAACCTTTTCTTTGACTTCTGGTGGAGTTGTTTTGGATAGAGTAATCTTGTCTCCTTCAACTTCAACTTCGACATATTCGCCTGGTTTGAATCCAGATTGTTCTAGCCACTTTCCTTTTAATAATATAGTAGGCACAGGCGTGTAATTACCTCCACCCATAGATTGTTCATAAATTTTAAGTTTTCTTTTCAAAGCAATCACCTCACCATTATTATACCACTAATCGTTAATAATTTCTTTACAATAAGAAAAAACTCACCCAATTAAGGATGAGTCTTGGAGGTGCTTATTTATTTTTCAGTTATTTCAGTTCCGTTTTTGAACTTAAATGTTATTGATCCATCTCTATTAACAAGACTTTCATTAAGCATAAGGTTCCAGATTTCACTATCCCATTCGGTTATAAACTCTTTAGATTCTTTTAATCTTTCTATGAATCCTTCTAACCTTAATGATTGTCCATTCTTATAAGATTTTTCTTTTTGAGCATCTTCTAGTTTCTTTTTTGCTGTTTCAAACCTTTTAGAAAGTTCATTATATTTCTTTAGGTACTCTTCTTGGTCTTGAGCTTTATTGCAGTTACTTTTAACTAGTTTATCAACTAACTCACCAACAATCTCTAGTTCAGTTGCTTGCTCTTCAATAATAGAATCTAGTTCAGTTGTATCTCCTAAGAGGTTTTTAATTTCAATTGAATCCTCGATGATATTTGATTTCTTAGAAAGAAGTTCGTTATAAGCTTTTACAAATAGGCTTTTAACTTGCTCTTCAGTAACTATTGGTGTTTGGCATTTTTCATGACTCTTATCAAATTTAGAATTACATTGATAGATTGTTTTTCTATATTTATCAGTTGAGTGCCATACCTTTTGTCCATAAAATCCACCACAATCAGCACATACTAGTTTTGTAGCAAATGGGTTCTTTCCAGTATAGGAACCTTGATATCTTTTCCTTCTTTCAATTTCGGTTTGAACCATATCCCACTCTTCAGTTTCTATTATTTTTGGAAGGCAACCCTGGACATAGTATTGAGGAATTTGCCCTTCATTTTTTACTAATTTATGTTCTAAGAAATCGGTTATATATTTCTTTTGAAGTAAAGCATCACCTTTATATTTTTCATTGGTAAGGATTGACATTATGTTATTTCCTCTCCAAATTGCATCTTTTTCTTTAGAAGGAGTCGGTATCTTTAATTCATTTAATTCGGTGGCAATGCTCGTCGATGTTCTGCTTTTAATTAAGAACTCCCTATAAATATATCTAACAAGTTCAGCTTCTTCTGGTATTATTTCAAATCCGTTAATAGTTTTCTTAAACCCTAAAAATCTCTTATAAGCAAAGGAAACTCGTCCTTCTTTGAAACCCCATCTTTTTCCCATTGTTACATTTTGAGAAATTGATCTACTTTCCTCTTGAGCTAAAGATGCAAGAATTGTAAGCATCATCTCTCCTTGAGCACCCATTGAATGAAGGTTCTCTTTTTCAAAAAACACATCGATTCCCTTTGCACTCAACTTTCTGACATTTGTAATTGTATCTACTGTATTTCTAGCAAATCTCGATATTGACTTTGTTATTATCATGTCTATTTTCCCATCGAGTGCATCCTGAATCATTTGATTGAATTGAACACGCTTTTTTGTGTTAGTTCCCGATATTCCTTCATCAGCATAAACCTTTACAAATTCCCACTCTTCTTTTGCTTGGATAAAGTTTGTATAAAAGTTCACTTGAGCATCATAACTAGTTGATTGTTCATCAGAGTCAGTAGAAACTCTCGCATAAGCAGCAACCTTCTTTTTTATGGTACTTCCTATAGGAATATTAGTAATTGGATTGATTGTTGAAGGTATTATTGTAACTTTTGCCATCTTCCGTCAGCTCCTTTCGGTTTTATTTGTTTGCTAGATTTGATTCTAGCTTTTTCTTTCATTTCAGGAGTCCAACCTTCACTACGGCTAGGGTCGTTATAAATTACTATCTTGGTTGTTCCATCCTTAAATAAATAATTGATTGTGTTATTTGGATAAATTGTAATCTTCTCGATTTTTTCTCTAAGAACTTTCTCATCAAGTTTGTCCATTCCAAGAACCTTACAAGTTTCTTTTTCTATGACATCGTCCCTTATTCTTTTTGAAGTACATTTGCTTTTTCCATACATGTCATAAACTCGGCATTGGTAAAATTCAGTATAAGGTCCAATCTTATGCCCAAAATGAGCACCACAAGTTCCACAAATAATAAGTCCTGTAAATGGATAGGTTTTAGATTCTTTAGGTGATTTCATTTTAGAGATTCTTTCAGTTCTAATCTTTTGAGCTAACTCGAATGTTTTTTTATCAATTATTGGCTCATGATGGTCTTCAACATAGTACCTTTGTTTTTGACCAGTATTCTTTCTAGTTTTCTTAACTAGATAGTTTTCTCTATAAGTTTTTTGAAGAATAATGTCTCCGGTATAATTTATATTTTCAAGTATCTCTTTAACTGTTGCCTTATGCCATTGTGCTCCTTCAAAGAAAGTTGGTACTTTATCATCGTTTAGAATTCTAGCTATTTTTGTATCACCATTTCCTTCTATATAAAGCTTGAAGATTCTTTTTACTACTTCTGCTTGTTTAGGTTCGACCACTAGGTCTCTTCCAACCAACTTATATCCGTAGCAGCCATTACCACCATAAAGGATACCTTTTTCCATATCCTTCCTTGCTCTCCATTTAACGTTCTCTGACATACTATGAGCTTCTTCTTGAGCTAACGATGCCATTAAAGTAATCATTAATTCACCTTCAGCTGAAAGCGTATAGATGTTTTGTTCTTCAAAGAAAACATTGATATTTAACTTTTTTAATTCTCTTATTGTTTCCAAAAGAACGGTTGTGTTCCTAGCAAATCTAGAGATTGATTTAGTAATGATAAGATCAATTTTTCCATTCTTTGCATCTTGAACCATTCGATTAAATTCAGGTCTATTTGTTTTAGTTCCTGAGATACCTTCATCTGCGTAAATTCCTACAAAAAGCCAATCTTCATTGCTTTGAATCAACTTGTTGTAATAACTAATTTGAGCAGAAAGAGAGTGCAACATAGCATCTTTATCACTAGAAACTCTAGCGTATGCTGCTACCTTTGTTTTTTGCTTTAGAACAGGTAAAGCATCAATTTTCGTTACTTTGATTTCGTTCATTATTTTCCTCCTTTTCTCCATCTATATACATCGCTCTAAAAGGGGGTTTTATCAAGTGATTTGAACGAAATAAACTAGTCGTTTTGATACAATATTTCTTTCTTAAGAAAGAATCTGCTTTTTCAAAGTCTGAATCATTCAAGATTCCTTCCTTTCTTAAACGCTCTATATTTTTTAAAGAAGATAAATAAAGATTTTTATTGTTCATTCTTACATACCTTCCTTCTTGTTGTTCTAAAGCATTCTGGACAGCAGTATTTCCTATTTTTGTTTCCATAAGAAATAAATGTCTTGCCACAATTGAGACACTTTAATTCGTAGAATGCTTTTCTATTTCTTAATTCAGGGTGAGAACTCCACCACTTATATCTACATTTTTCGGAGCAAAATTCTTTTTGTCGATGTCCAGGAGTTTGTTTCATTGTCATGCCACAGCATTTACAAGTCCCAGAACTTTCTTTTTTTATTTCTTCTCTTCTAATGGTTGTTTTAACCGTTCCAAGAGATACCCCTGTTTCTCTTGAAATAGCCTTATAACCTAGTCCTTTTCCTTTTAATTTAATAATTGTTTCTTTGAGTTCTTGAGTCATGTTTATCTCTCCTTTCATATTACAAATGGGGAAGAAAGTACCTAACTGCCAAAAAACTCAAAAATAATTATTTTAGGCATAAAAAAAGAGCCCCTAGACTTAGTCTAGAGGCACTAGTTCTTATTGGTTCTTCAATACATCAATAGTTGATTCAATTTGATTTGTTAGCCAATTATCGAAATTACCATAGTTCGTTTCTATGTATTTCTTTAAGTCATCATTGATTTGACTAATCACTATATCTTTAGCCTTATTCAAAGCAATGAGCTGTGCATCTTTATTAAAGTTTCCTTCTTCTTTTAATGCACCAACATAGGTTTGAAACACGCATCGTACTGCATTAGTAACAATATTAGTTGCTAGTGTTAAAAGTTCCGATGCTTTTGCATTCTTTGTTTTAGTTTGAATAAGTTTGATAAGTTCAGTACCACCCCAGGTAATAAGTGGAATAATAACTGAAGTAATGATAATGCTTAAAACATTAATTAAAATTTCATTCATTAGTTGTTTCCTCCTTTAGTAATAACTTTATGAATATCTTTATTTTTAATATGGGCATCAAGTGTAGCTTCGACCTTTACCACTCTTTCAGACAAAGATGAATAATTAGCATCAAGTTTATCTATGGACTTTTCAATCCTATCGATACTTGATTTGATATATCCAACGTCTGAAATCAAGACACCTTCGTTCTTACCTTCTTGTTTCCTATCTCCACGATCATTTCTTTTAAATGCTAAATAAGCAAACAAGATAGATGAGCAAGTTCCAACCACACTAATGATTGCTAGTACAATTTCAGTAACTGTCATGATAGTTCCTCCTCTGCATACTTTTTAAACTCTTCTAGGTAATTTCCAATCTTTGAAACATAGATTGATTTGCCTATTTCTTTATCAATGTTGTCCTTAAACAAGATGGCTTCATCCTTATAATCTTTTTCAATAGTTAAATCAAACTTGCCAGTCTTCTTATATGACTCCAATTGTCCCTTAATTCTTATAACGTGATAAAAGCGTTTAAGAGGGAGTTCGTTATCGATGTAAAGAAACATATAGTACTCATAAACATTGAGTAAAAAGTTCTTTAATACAGTAGTAATGTCAAAGTTGATAAATTCCTCAAATTCTCTTTGAAATCTTGGATTCTTATAAATAAGAGTGTCTTCAATTGAGTATTTATCATCGATGAAAATCCTATTGTATAGTGGCAATTCCTCATCCATTTTTTCTCTTTTCATTACATAGTCTTTTCCATAAATGAAAAGGTCATAATCACCACAAGGCGTATGAATAAACGAATCGAAATCATCTACGAATACATTGATATCTAAATCGGAGCATTCTTTATTGAACATGTCATATGCTAGTGATCCACCAATGTACATAAACATAATGGTTTTGTTTTCTAACAAAGCAGACACTTCTTTATGAATCTTCTCTACATCAATTAAAGATTTAATAACTTTTTTTCTTGTATATTTAATTTCCTCAATCATCTTCTGCATCCTCGAAACCTTCTACGTTTTCTTTTAACCAATTGTATGCAGCTGAATAAATGCTCCCATTTAAAAAGGATTCATAATCATCACTTGGAACAGTAATATCTACTGAATCAATTGGATCGAATCCTTCTTCTCTTTTTTCTTTAGAAACATATGATGCAACACATATGGTTATTTCTTTTATTAGTGCGTTAATAGAAACACAAGTAACTCTATGGTAAGACGCAACAACTCCA